ACCAGAAACGGTTCTCAGGTCCAAGCCCTGCCGCCGCGTCTAGTTTTGTCTTTATGGATTGCACAATCTTACGCGCTTCTTCTTTATTGTTTATCACCCATTGTATGTATTTCGGTCCTATCCAACCGTAGTTTATTTGAATATCCTCGTGAAGGTCTGCTGTAATTCGTGTGTCTTCTGCACCAGATATTAACTTTAAAACTTTTATTTCGAATAGCCTCTGCATCTCTGCTTTCGGCGTAGCTTTGTCACGGCTCAATATCTCCCATGCACTAGTGTTTCCAGAGCTAAGAGCTAGTAGTTTCCAAGGCTTACCTCGCACACGCTCTTCGTTACCGTTTGCTGACAACCTGTTCTTCTGACGGCCCCCAGATACTTGATAAACATACTCAGACATCTCTGAGCTTGTTACGTTGGTCATCTCATCAGATATTAGAGGTAAGCTATGCATGACTTCTCCACGGTTCATACGTGAGTTGTGCGTATCCGATTTCTGTAGGGATAGTTGAACTGGGTTGCCCCATAAGGACATAGCCGCATACTGCGCTGTTGTTTTACCTACGCCTGTGCCACCAAATAAATGCACTGCCATACTATTTAGACCTGTTAAAGCCATAAGAGGAGACCCAAAACCTACACCAACTACATATTGATGCATCTCAAACCCCTCTCTGTCGTAGAAGTTTAGTAGTTCTATGTTCTTTTCTTCTGATCCTTTCGGCTCAAAGGAGTCCATAAACCCTGATGTTTTAGAGGAAGGTGGATTGTATGTTATCTCAGCCCCCTCAACGAGCTGCTCTCCTAGTACAAAAGCCTCCATGTCTTCATCAACCCAACCAAACTGTCTATGCGCTTCAGATGCTGTTGATGTGTGTTGTAGTTCATCTACCCATTTTGTTGTATATGCCATAAGTTTATCCAAGTTTTTGCCCCATGCAGTCACGCCTTCCCGTGCCATACTCTTACGAAACTCCTCTCTAGAAGTTACATGTGTAAGTGGCACAGTGAATTGACGCACACCGTCACGAGGTAAGTGTAAGCGAAACACTAACGTTTCGCCAAGCTCTTCGTCATGTAAACGACGAGTAATATAAATATCGTGGTGATATATTATTTCTTCTTCTATGTCCCCGTCAGCATTGCTGCTACGCAGAAAGACACCCCCCGCTGTACCTCTGAAGTAGGGCTTGGGGTATATTGGTATATCGTATAACTTACCCGATACAGGGGCTTCTACAGTTACCTCACCATCTGTCTCCTTTATACGTTTACCCAGAACAATCGGAGATTTTATTTGTTCTCTAAGGGGACATTCATTGCAAACCCCTTCGTTTAGTTCGTTAAACCTGTCACAAGTATAAGGCCCTTTTATCTCGTCCATCTTTTTGTACATAGATGTCGCGTCATAGTCAGGATGCCTACTGGATATCTTTTCTGCGGCTACTTCACTGTCCACACAAAACTTTGCAATAGATAGCCCTGCCCTCCACAAAGGTTCACTAACTTCATGTTGTTTTGTAGCTATGTACTGTAGCTGTTTGCACCCACGACCTTGCAACGTTTTCTGCATAATAGTTTTAAAAACGTTCTCGGAGTTCTCAGCGTACGCTTCATATAAAGCGTCAGTGCCTAGATCAACGTTACTAACTGGCTTCAAATCAACGCCTAGCTTGTCAATAAATTCTGAAAGAATGACAGGCTTAATAGGTTCTACACCGTACACCATAACAGGTAGGGGGTTATCATCTTTATAGTTATTGGTGTTTGGCACTCTTAGTATACGAGCTACGTCAGCCGTTACTGCAGGGTCAGCAAGTAAACCTTTTTCGACACAGGTTTGTTTCAATCGTTCTGCCGCGTCCACCCATTCCTCTGCCGAAACTGCTTCGGTAAGAGGCCAATAAACATGAACACCGCGCCCGCTGTTGACCAATGTAGGTTTAGGCAGGGAGAGATCTTTACAGAAGCTACGCAACGCGGACACGGCGAGCTGTTGTGTCGCGTATTCCTTCGAAGGTCCGCAGTCTAGATCAAGGAACAAAGCCCTTAATTCTTGAGCGTTGTCACCCTTTCGATTGGTAGGTTCTTTGAATGTACTGAGTGCGAAGTATACGTCTAGGCCATCATTGTTATACTTATGTGCCGCTTGTTCTACTTCCTCTATGGTAGCGTAGAACTTTTGTATCCTTACATTATCTTTCGCTCTCGCAGCGAATACGCAGTAGTTTCCGTTACTACTTAGTACCCCCCGTAAAAATTTTGTTGTTTCCATAATGCTGCTCCAAAATGTACCGTGGTGGAGTGGAGAAGTATAGAAACCCCACCACGGTAATGACTATTGTTAATGGTTCCCAATGGGTCAGTCGTCCCAATCATCAACAATAGACGCAAGGTCTTCATCAGGTGGCGGAGCAGCGCCCTCTGCTTTTTTGGAGACCTTTTTCGGTGCAGGTACTTCGTCCTCTTCGACAGGAGCAGTATCTACTGTGCTTAAAAATACTGTGGACGGATCATCCTCATCGTCTAAAGACCAACCATCGTCAACCGCAGCAAAAGGAGAATGTTGTTTCTTCTCGCTGAGTTTAATTACTTGCACAGCTTTTATGCGTAACGACACACCACAAGTACTCATGTTGTAGGGGACTAAGTTCACCCCCAAGTTTACAAGGCTACCGGTTGTGAGTCTAAACTCAGGTGGCAACTTCTTGTTATTTGAATCCACGATTAACGGGGGTTCAGTAACTTTACCATTGAACTGCCCTTTTAACTGCACTGAACCTACAAAATTACCTTCGTCATCTTTATCAAAGACTTCCGTAGGTTTAGGCATATCAGGCCAATCTTTAGTCGCCTCTTCTTTGTATGCCGCTTTCATATGGCTGTAGAGTTCTTTAGCCTGACTTTCTGTCATTTTAAAGTCCATCTCAAACTTAGCGTTTTCTTCAGTAGGCCCACACGGTACTGTCTTACCGTTAGGTGGTATCTTTTTATCATACCTGTAAGTTTGATCTAACCTTGGATACAGAGCTATAACCCGCTCAATCAAATGTATATTGGCTTCCGCCATTGTCGTTCTCCTTATAGTTGAACCCGTCCACTACTTCGAACGGTGATTTATCTATGGAAGTTCTTTCTGGAACAACCACAGTCTGCAATGCAGCCGTGCTTGCGGCAGGGCTACTCTTCTGTTTTAAAGCTATCCGTTGCTCTTTGTCGTTGAGCGGACGCAAGGCTTTAAAAAATAGTTTAGGGATATCGCTCTTAGCATCAAAACTAACTTGCGTTACCACCGAAATAGAACTTGTCTTATGCCCATGAAGATACTTAGCGTATGCTTGCATCGGCATGTTACCGTCCTGCGCCTTTCCAAATATAGATGTCGCAGGTATGCGGATTTGGTAAATAGTGTCCATCTGCTCCTCAAGTATAACAGCCAAACGTTGGGAGTACCTACAAGCTCGACCACCCCCCGTGCTTGATCCCTTGATGCTTTGCTCACAACTCATACACCTGTGGCTTTGCCGCTGTCCTGACGGAACATCAGGGGAAGGTACTACAGTGTCTGACGACCAACATGTAGGAGCAGATGGATTTGTCGGATCGTACTCATCTTTGTAATACGTACGAGCCAACTTAGCAGCGTTTACAATAACCACATTTAACGGATCTGCAGTAACACCAACCTGCTCACCATCAACAGCCCTTTTAAAGTGACCATCTCCAAGAGTTATATTGTTAAACGCTGTATCTGACATTAGTGTTCAGTTTCCAAAGTGCTTCTCTTTTTGGTATCGGATACAAAAAATTCCTCTAATTCGGGTAGCTTAAATCTATAAGTCCCACCTAAAATTATGTAAGTATCATTAGGTATCGTCCCTTCGAGAACCCAACGGCGAACGGTGGCTACATTTACTAGGAAGTAATCTGCTACCACGCTAGTAGTAACGTACTTTTGTTCAGTCATTTGTTTTTCCTCACAGAAACAACGTACTCACTGTCCACGTTTAGACCTGCAGGTTGAAGATCAGGGTTTTCTTCTAGAAACTGCTTTACGTTGGTTTGATTAAGGCGCTTTTCAAAAAATTCGAGAACATTATGTTTCTTTACAAATTCAAACATAGCTTCCCAATCATTAGTCCAAACGCGTTGTTTGACAGTGCGATAGAACATACCACTGGTAGTCTTAACACTGTCTACCCCTTGCTCTTTGCAATAGTCCAACATAGCAGCTTTTAATTTGTCTTGTTGTTTTAATAACTTTTCGTCTGCTTCTTTGAACTCTGCAGACAACTCAGACCTTTTACCTCTAATTTTTATATAGGTCTTTAGTAGTTTATCGACGCTAATAGTCATTAATTGTTCTCCACGTTTAGTTACTTTTTTGATATATAGATACTTTTTGCGCTTAGTCAAGCAGTTCTTTATACAAATCGATCATTTTAGTATGAATGTTAATTCTATCGTCTAATAGACGATAAATGCGTTTTTCCGCGTTTGACCCCGCTATTTGTATAACGGTACATTTATGGTTCTGTCCTGACCTATGCACCCGTGCATTTGCTTGTGCATATGTTTCAAGTGATGAAGTTGGCCCCCACCATACAACCGTATTGGCGGCTGTGAGTGTAACACCATGAGCAGCGGCTTGCGGTTGTATTATCAATACACGCGGATCGGGATCTGACTGGAACCGGTTAAATATGTCTGTACGTTTACGCGCAGAAACATCTCCTCGTATGATCTCGGACGTGACCCGGTCCTGCTGCAGCTTGTCGGATAGCATATCAATCGTGTGCCTGAACGGTACAAACACCAACACCTTTTGGCTACTTTCATCTATGACTTCTCTCAACACTTGATACCTATTCTTAATATCAAATTGTATTGTATCTCCCTCGTCTGTGTAGATTGCCCCTGCACTTATTTGTAACACCTTGTTTAGACTTATAGCAGCATTGGCTGCGGTAATGTCTTCGCCCGCTACTTGCATAACCATCTGCTTGCGTAACGTTTCGTAATATTTCTTTTGCTGCGAGGTCATTTCAACAAGACGTTTAGTATATACCATGTCGGGTAGATCCAAACATTCTTCTTTCGTAAAACGTATTGCGGGTTGCAATGCTTTAAACACAGTGTCTTTAGATGTCTCTTTTGGTTTATATTTAAACTGTGTTACTTTCCACATTACCATGTCACGCCAAGAACCAAAGAACCTCGGCACAGATAAAGGATTAACCATTTTAGCTAATCCATAAGCGTCTAAAGGACTTTGAGCTGCAGGTGTGCCAGTCATCATCCACAACCAATCATCTTCTCCTATGATCTTGTTAAGAGTTTTCCATCGCTTTGTTTGCACGTTCTTGTAGTGCGTAGCTTCGTCTACAATAAATAAATCAAACCCACCATTGGCAATATCGTCCTTTACAATCTCTACGCCATCGTAGTTTATGATGATAAACTCTGCCCCACTGTTGATAATTTTTTTACGCTTCTCTTTAGGTCCATAGGCAACGTCTACTGTTCTATGCATGGCAAAAGAAAATAAATCGTTTCTCCAAGCGCTGTCCATTATAGATAGAGGACATACAACTAATACCCTGTTTACCTTCCCCTGCTTCATCAAATAGTCAGCCGCCCATATAGAAGACGCTGTTTTGCCTGTGCCTTGTTCGTTAAAACAAAACGCTTTCTTGTTCATAGTAAGAAATGACGCCGTGTCTTTCTGATGTTCGAACGGTTTGTACTGTCCCGGCCAGCTATAACGTTTAGTAATAGGTGACGGCACGTTTATATTTAAACTTTTTAGTTTTAGGGCTTCGAATATACCCCAGTTAACTAGAACTTTGTTCATAGACAACTCCTTGCTTTTTGGGATAACAGTCGTAATTTGTTTAGGATTACGTACTTTAAGCAGTAGTGCTTTATCCTCTATTATTCTCATATTGTTCTCCGTGGTAGCTTGTAGCTACTTCTTTTTGCGCGGTGGTTTACTCATCTTTCCACCTGCTGCTCTGTTCTTTGACGGGCTTTGTAAAGTATAGCCATCTTTATTCGAACCGCCCCTGCTCAACGCTTTCTTGTGCGCGATATCTTTACCTTTTCTGTTTACCTTTTTCTTGTCCAGTTTTCTACGAGCGCGTTGCCTTTCCATGCGGTCAGCGTGTTCGCCCCTCGCTTTTTGTTGCTTATACTCTTTCTTATAAGGTCTAGGTTTGTTCTTATACGGCATTAGTTACTCCCATTATGAGGACACTCCATCACTGGACAATGACGCTTGCATAAACCAGAAGGGCGGGGGTTCCACACTTCTGTATCAAACGCTATTTTCATGTTAGCATACTTCGCTAACCATTTCTCCCAAAGAATTGACTCTGAGTCAATTTCATAAGTTTCTTTTATTAAACTCCCTGCAACTACAAAAAGCAAACCCGCTTTTATTTTTGTTACTTCTGGATAATGTTTAAAGACCGAGAGAGCCATGAGTTCTAGCTGTCCTTTATCAGCGTACTTGGATGATCGACCTGTTTTGTAGTCAATCACCCAAGCCACCCCTGCCAATACGTCAACTATTATTAAGTCAGCTATACCTCTAAACCATACCTTTTTATCAAAGAAACCACAGGGTTCTAAGTCCGCAGTTAGTCCCAACTTCTTTTCACATATCTTTACACCCCTCTTATTATTCAGGGCGTTTAGCGTAGGTTCTATAAATCCAAATTTTTTCGGTAGTGCTTTGTCTTTGCCTATGTAATCTTCACACGCTTTATGGAACTCAGTGCCATACCGCATAGCGTCTGTTTCTTCAAAAGGATATTCTTTTAGTATGTTCACATGATAGAACTGCTTCGGGCATGTATCAAATGCCTTTGCTTTACTAAAAGACCAAGGTGCTATGCTCACTCGCAGTCTCCGTATGATTTCCCTGTGCCGCTTTCACAGTCCACAGGTAAGCCTGTTGCCCAATCGGGTGTCCATCTCATGCACTTCTCAACATACGCTTGAGCTGCTGCTACTTCGTTGTCTTTCACACAGCAAACTATTGAGTCGTGTACCGTCAACACCACTTTATATTTCTTATTAATTCTTAGCATTTGTTCGCCTATAATACAACGTGCTATCGCCTGACACACATTCTCTATTACTTTACCGCCATATATTTTAGTACGCCCACGCCTTGTTTTATAGGTATACTCTAGACCGTTTTCGGTTCGCTCTACACCCAACTGATCGTACAATATACTCAACCCACTAGGCATTATTAAAGACTGTTTATTAGCATCAACTTCAACAATGCCTTTTAAACCAAACGCTGCTTGCCTATTGCTAACCATCTGCTGAACCATAAAGTTAGCATCTCTCCATACCTTGCTAATCTTAAAGTTAGCGTCACGGTATATCTGTATTATCCTCCGGGCCTCGTGGGGTTCGACTTCATACCCAAACGTCTTTAGCTGTGTGCCAAACTTCTCAG